CGTCGATAAATTGTCTTGTCGTAAAAATCGAACGACTAAATAAAATCATATCGTCACATTCGTGTGATTAGTGCGTTTTCTTGAAATAAAATTATCGTTGAATTATCATATTTTTATACGAATAATAACCTCGCCATCCCGTTGTCAAACACCAAAAAATCCAGTGTAATCGCAAAAACTTTGATCTTCTTTGGTATTATTTGGGGAACGATCTCAAAAGTCAGCTTTGATTTTACGTACGGCGCAAAATTCAGACTGCCATTCGGCTGAAAAGACATCGCGTCGAGAGCGAAGCTATATGCCAGAATGTTATCGGTAGGATCGCAGCGACAAAAATGTTGATATTTTTGTACGATGGAGAAATACTCGCTGCTCCTCGGCGTAAATTGTTGATTCGAATTTAAGTAGAATGTTCCTTTTTCGAATATATCCGTATATTCAAAACTCGTCGTATCGTTCAGTGGAGATGCGACGACCGCAAAATATTTCACTGGCTTATTTAACGAACGAAGGCTGATATCGACCTTGGTCTGATTCACAGTCTGTCCATTCGTGGTCGTAAGGAACGTGTTCTGGTCGATGCGATACATTTTGTCGAACGTTATGTTTGTTGGATTTTGCGCGAACCTGAACTTTTCCGTTTCGTCGAGAAATACATACTCGACGATCAGTCCCGCATCCAATGAAACGCCATCTGGAGGTTGCCGGTTCGCGGGTAAAGTCACAAGAGTGCTCAAATCTTTGAACATGAGATCGACGTACACGTTTATATTGAATCCGAGGTTGAGAACCGGGATAAATTGCTGTTTCGAAGTCGTGTTCTTGCAGCAGAAGAATTTCAACGGAACGAACAGTTCCCAAGATCGATCCGTGGTATATATCTCTCCTCTTCCGACCAGCTTGCTTATGCCGGCGTATTTTGAGTCTGGACAAAATAGTTTATCGTCGATATCCATCCACAAATCTTCTACGGTCTGAACTCGAACATCGCCTATGCGCAATATCGCACTCGAGATGATGTTATATCCAATTGTGTCTTTCCACACGCCGCCCGCAATATTCAAATTAGGCAGAACGATTCGCAGGACCATAGAGCCGACGAGATCGCCTCGCTTAGACACGGTGATCGTATTGGTGGTTCCGAAACGAACTGTCGTAGAGAAATCTTCCTCGAAGTGCTCCACCGCAAAATTCGTGTATCTCTTGTACACGCGTTTGAACAAACTCATTTCTGGATTATACGTCAAATACACGTCCTGAGGTCCTCTCGAAAGAAGCTGAACGATCGTTCCTTCGTTGCACGAACCGACTACTCGTTCTTCGAGAGGAGTATCATCTTTTTCTATTGGTCTCGGAGGTTCTACGGTACCGGACGGAGGCGTATACAGAAAGTCGAATTCCATTCTCACTGGTTCGGTGTTCGAATGAAAACACTTTGCCTTCATTCCTATTTCTTCGGGACTGGCGAGACGCGTATATTCTTCGTCGTACACGCGCTCTCCTGAGGAATTCATTAACTACTTTATAATAATTTTTTAATTTAAATTATTAAATACAAAAAAAAATACTTTGTTATATATATCATGGATAAATTGAACGATCTCGAGAAGAAATATTCCATCCCTTTCCCCGCAGGAAGCCCGCTCCAAAACAATTTCCTGAACAACACGACGTCTTGGTGCCGTCTGAATCCGATTGGATGCGGTCGTCAGGCGATGACCGAAACATTCTTCCTCATAATGTCTTATTCGGCCATTATCTTTCTCGTAGGAGGTTCAGTCCCAACCGTAGAAAATCTCATAAAGTTCAGCGTCATATTCTTCATGATGAATATCGCCGCGAGAATGGTGTCCGATTCTTTCTCCGATAAATTAGCAATTGCAGCGTTGAGTGGTCTCGGGCTTAAAATTGTCGGCGTCATCGCTCCAAAAATTATCTCGTGGTAATTACTTTCTAATGTTATCGTGGTAATTGGCTTGATATTTTAATTTGTCGATACAAACAAATCTTTATATCGACAAATATGTTCATAATATCATGCGGATCTTTTTGCTAATAAAGCATCAAAATCTTTGGTTTTTGTTCCGCCGTCGTACTTCCAAGCATATCCATGTTCGACTAAGGAATCGTTGATACACTCATCATCTGCATACACATGAGCCAGTATTCTTCCATACTTTTCGTTCGGATCGCCTTTGCACGTTCGTATCGTGATAATGTTTGCTTGTTCGATTTTCTTTTTCAAATATTCTTTCGATTCTAGCCCGAGCTTTTTTTCGCGCAAATCGGTAGTTCTAGATTCTGGAGTATCGATTCCGAACAAACGAACTCTCTGATTCGTAAAAATATCAAATCCGAGGTCGATCATCACATCTAGAGTGTCTCCATCGATCACTTTGAGTACTTTCACGGAATATTCGGACATATATAATCATTTATTTTTCTTTTGATTATTTTTTGGCTTGATGACTCCATTTGCTATGAGATTTTTTTCCCATTGTTGAAGTGCCGGTAGAAAATTCATAGGCCGGAATGTTTCGCACTTTCTCTCGCGTATCAACTTCATTGCTTCGCGATATCCAATTCCACGTGTGACCATTAAAAGTGCAGCGACACAAGATGCGCTGCGGTTTTGACCAGCTCGGCAATGTACTAAGACGTTGCCATTGTATCTTGTTACGTCTCTTATAGCAACGCTCGAAATCCCGAAGTATTTCACCATCTTTTTTGCGTCTGACGGATCGTCATACACGGGAACTCTGAGCATCGGAATGTCGGAGAAGCGAGGAATGTCCGCAGTGCAATTTACGACCAATTTTATGTTGTTCCTCCGCAGGAACTCTTTGTTCGCAGCCGTAGCTTCTGATCCAATCCAAACGTGATTCGTTATCTTCTTCGGCTTATAATATAGTTGCCCGTTATATTCGATCAAGTCCTTTACAGGCGCAGGATAAACGCACTTCTTATTCACCATTACTATAAGTAATTATTATATTAGATGTGTTTTTTTGATAAAAAAAATAACTTAATGAAAATATACGCTAAATCATCATGGCATTCACCGACATCATCGAACTCTCATCCGACGTCGTTGCCAAGCCCAGCAAGCCCAGCGTATTTACGAAGGCAACACCGGGAGCAGAGCCCAAGAAGCAGGCGAGCATTTTCCTCGGTATTCCCTGTTTTGCGTGTATGATGACCAATTCGTTTGCGGCGAGTCTTATTTCTCTGCAGGCTCTGTGTGCTCAACGCGGCATTCAAATTTACATGGATTTCGTAGGTAACGAGAGCCTCATCGAACGCGCCAGGAATATCCTCGTGAAAAGATTTATCCAGCAGCCTCAATTCACGCACATGATGTTCATCGATAGCGATATCGGGTTCAATCCAATGTCAGTGATCCGCCTACTGGAGTTTGACAAGGATTGTACCAGCGCGGTATATCCCAAGAAAAGCATCAACTGGGAGCTCGTCAAGGAAAAGATCGCCAAGGGATCTCAGGAGGACGTTCGCCAGATGGGACTCGATTTCAACATTAACCTGATTTCCAACGATCAGCACATAAATGGGTTCGTAAAGGTGCTCGATGTCGCCACTGGTTTCCTCATGATGAAGCGCGGGATGCTCGAGAGGATGTACGAACACTATAAGGATGAGTTGTTTGCTGTGAACGATATTCAAGGACAGAACGTAGCGGATTACATCGCTATCTTCGCGTGCAGCATCGACAAGAATACCAAGAGATTCCTGTCGGAGGACTACGCGTTCTGCCGCAGATGGCAGGAAATGGGCGGTGACGTGTGGGCGGATATTACTACGCCATTAAGCCATTCTGGCACTCATCAATTCAGTGGAAATATCTTGGAGCGTATTACATTAGGATGATCGTTTGTTAAATAACTTAAATAAAAAAATAGATATAGAACAATGAGCCAATCACCACGCGTCATCATTTCTATCATCACCGAAGGACGTGGAGACATGACACTGCAAACATGCGTGTCCATTCTGAATCTTCAAATGGCGCTCATGACTTCTCCCAGCGGGTTCCAAGCGGATATGAGATTTTACAAAACGAACAACGAGGCTCTTACGGCTCTTTATAACGAGAAGGAATTTCGCGGAGTGTATATCATCAATTTCTCCACGAGCGTTCCTGGAGACTTTGCTCTGAAAGCGTGGAACTCCGACAAAGACGTCGTCGTGGGAATTCATCCATTGCCGACGATCGACTGGGATCGCGTGAAGGAAAACATCACGAATACCACGGAATCTATCCAGAACACAGGCATAGTATACAACCTTTCTCTGGCAGGACTTCCCGACGAGAACGGATATGCTAAAATAAAAAACGTCAAGATTGCCGACGTCATGTTCGTCAAAAGACAAGTGCTCGATACGATCGCAAAAGATACTCCCAGCGTAGTATCTAAGGACGGTAAAAATACATCGTTGTTTTTGGACGGAATATACGATGGAGAATATCTCACCGGTATCGAAAGATTCACAAAATTATACGGAAAGACCATGTTTGGCGACACCAAGCGTTCTGCAAACAAAATGGGCCCGTGCGAGTACGTGGGAATAGTAGGTAACCGAACGCAAGTCAGGTAAAAATTAAAATTTAAAAATAAAGTAAATAGTTTGTCAATACGAATACATCGAATTGACAAATCATAACTCGAATATTTATTTAATTTCGACTAATGTACCATTTTTCCACATGGTATTGCATCCGGTGTTGTCGTTATTCTTGCACCGCAACCCCGCGTGCTTGTCCCAGCCCCAATGAGGATATTTGTTCTCGATGCGGTTCATCCAAAAAGTAATTCCTGCAGAAATCGCAATAACGACGAAGATAACGGCCAAAATCAACTTCCAGTTCATATATAGTATATTATGTTTTTTTATGCAAAATAACTTAATAAATTGTATTAACGTACAATATGGCATCTTCTCGCGACGTCAGCAATCTAACAACGGAGGAAGTTGCGGTGCTGAACAAAGTTGTGTTCGAAGAGTGGGACGCAAAAACAACGCAGATGAAGAAAGAAGCAGATAAAATCGACCCCGAAAAACTAAAAAATATCAAGCCCGAAGAAATCGGAGTGTCATTTGGTCCTGTTATGGATGAAGCAACATTCCGCGAATATCAGAAACGCAGGGAAGGTCGGATGAACGTCATTTCGGCAGCAGACCTTCAAAAAATGTTCGGTCAAAGAAAATAGCTAAAATAAAAATATTATAATACAGATAACATTGAGATGGACCTCCAAAAAATGATGACGGTGGAGAACATTTTGAAAGTATTATTGGCAATAGCAGTTGGCGTGATGCTGTACAAAGTATTCTTCGCAAAAGAGACGTATTATAATTACCAAGATGATAAGTCGGGATACGCATATCCGATGGACTATGAGGAAGATATGGTCGAGGAAGATGAAATCGACGATGAGGAAGACGTTGAAGAAATTGAAGAAGTAGTGGACGCCGAGGACGAAATGTACGAATATGCCGACGAAGAAAACGAGGCATATGATGACTCCGAAGAAACCGTCGAAGAAACCGTCGACGACGAAGAAACCGTCGACGAAGAAGAGGACGTGGCCGACGAAGAAGAGGACGTGGCCGACGAAGAAGAGGACGTGGCCGACGAAGAAGAGGATGTGGTCGACGAAGAAGATGTAGATGATGAGTTAGATCTATTATATGCTTCCGACGCAGAGGATGATCTGCAAGAAAACTTTACTCTATACTCGAATCTCGTGGGCGTCGATACCAACTATGCTTGAGATTTATCTTCGGTATATACTACTGTAATAATGTTAGTAGACTTGTTTTTAACGAATGTTGTTTTTGGATTTAAAAGTATATTTATAATCTCTTTAAATTCATTCATTTCCGTAATTATTATATAATAATATAATAAATGTCCACCGCGGTATTAACGCGTCAACAACAGCAATCTTTCGCGCCTATACGACCTCTGACCGTCGCTCCCGTCGCTCCCAAACAAGCTCCCGGCGCGCGCAAGCCAGCTCCCAAGCCAGCTCGCGTCGCGCGCAAACAAGCTCCCTTCGCGCCCAAACCATCACCAGCAGCACCAAAACCAGCTCCCGTTGCTCCCAAG